GACTTACCAGGTTGATAAGACATAACTCTTTTAGATTGTCTTATTGTTTTAGATCCAGCTGCTTCTGTTACATTTAAATTAACTGTAGATTTATTAGCTGTATAAGTAACACTTCCACCATTTGCAGCAGACTCGTCAAATAAAGTATTCTTTGACATAATACTTTTACTGTCAAAGATAGTGAGAGGATTAGAAACTCTTAATCTTCCAAATGCATCAGTATTATTACCTCCAATGCTTACAGGTTGTGTAGTAATATTTACATTATCACAAGACATTAACAGCCATTCTTTCCAGACATAAACCAAGTTTGAGCTTCAGCTATATCTTGAGCATCTTGTGTAAATGTATTGTTTAATTGTAATACCATCTGCTCTAATGTTCTAATAATCTGGTCCATCTGTTGTTGATTATATTCAGGTGTAGCGTTTGCTAATCTTGGTTGATCTAGTTTAGCCATTACCTTAAACCATCCTGTTGTCCGTCAATCCTTAATGTTCCGTATCTCCATTTAGTATCAATATCTGAACTTATAATTTTAATCGCAACCTGTCGCCCACGCGCGCGCATGTCGACTTTAGTTGTTGTTGAATTTACAATAGTGCTTGACGCAACTGTTTGAGTTGCGCCTGGATATTGTCTTACTAAAAATTGCATATTAAGATTACCAGATTGATCCTTAAAATCCGGTATGTATCTTTTAATAAACATAGAATTATCTCCATCAACAATGTCCACGTCTCCCGAAGTAATGAACGCGGTGATTGGATCTGTGTCATCATTCGTTCCTTTTTCTTGGTCATATAAAGTAGATACTCCAGCAGTTAAACCAATAACTGTCGGTTGAGCAAGTGCTGTAGAATTTGGTATATATTTTGTAGCTAATGGATGTGTAAATACATCTTTAGAAGCCCAAGTTGTTCTAGCTAAAGTTCCAATCGTCCATAATTTTTCAAGATAGTTATAAGTAACTATTCTATTAATTGCAGTTGAACTTCCTGATGCATAAAACCAATTTACTTCTGAAAAATCTAGATTAACTCCAGCATAAATAAGAGAGTGTTCATTTTCATTTATATCTTGAAATACAAAGTCTTGTACTGAACATGGAATTTCTTTTACAACCCCATCAAACAAATAGAATGCACCATCCGACATCCAATAGACAACGTTCTCCGCTTCTATAGCAGAATGTGCAGATAACGTTCCGCAGTTCGTACCAATTTGTTTAAATGCAAATGTAAATGGTGGTCCGACAAACTGCATAGAATGAGCTGATGTATTAGTTAATATTAATATATCTCCTCTTGTTGGAACTGCAGTTACAATTCTATTTCCTGATGATAATCTTTGAAATCCTGCGGTATTGGTTGCGTTAGGTGTAAAATCTGTAATAGATTCTTGTGAACCAAAGAGCACGGACATTGGATCATAAGTTCCTGTTGTTCCTGGTGTTGTTTGTGTACCAAAGAATATAATGTGTCTATCTCTTGGAGATATAACCATATAATTAGATTGTGTTGGAGCATTAGCTAATAATGTAGCTCTAGTATTTCTTGAAGGTAAAAATGCAGATGTATCAAAGTAATAAGTTTTACCACCAACAATTGTAGCTAATATATCTTCACCAAAGTTATCTATTTGCCAGATTCTAGGATTAGCAGTAATAACTCCTGCAGGTCTTGGTGTATTCCAAGTAGAAAATCCCCAAGATAATGCCCCCCATCCATTATCTATTACTGTAATATCTGATCCTATATTTATTTGAAATGCTGCACTTGAAGCTGTACCAGATGTTGTAACTATTCCTGGTGTTCCAATTGTAGCTACATCTACTGTAAAATTATTAGAGTCTATAATATTTTGAATCTCAAATTCTTGACTCATATTAGTGTTAGTAATATTTACAACGCTTACTCCTGATACACCTGAAAATGTAACAAAGTCTCCAGCGATTGCACCACTAGATGTTGCAAGAACGTTAACTATTGTTGTAGCGGAAGTAAATGTAAATACTGCTGGAATAGTAGTTGATAAAGGAGTGATATCATAAAAGTTGTTATCGTAATAAGTGTATAGTTTTCTATTTGTACCAATGATTGCTAATGAATCTCCGGCTAAATCTGTATAAGTGTGAATATCTCTTGCAGCACCAATTAAATTAGTACCAACGGCAGGTTCCCAACCACCTATCTTTTCAGGAACACCGTACCTAAAACGCACGTTATCACAATCAACCCAACCACCTTCTGCTCCGTATTGAGTGTTTTGTTTATCAATTCCTGGTCTAAATTGTAGTTTATTTATTGGCATAAAACCCCTAGTAAACGGGTTTTATATCACTTTTTAAACCAAGCGGGAAGTCCTAAATGAGGTCTACGATCGTATATATTTTCTTTAGATCCTTTAGTTTCAACATTATTGTAATGTAAGAATACTTGACCACAGTCATCAAAAGATAATTTATCTCTCCAATGCTCTAATTCATTTCCACGATACACTAACATATCACCAGGTTGTAACATTACTTTAACACCTTTAGATTTTGATGCTTTGTAATTACCTGTCTTTTCATCAACACCACCTAATGATGCATCTGGTTCTAAATATATTGGCCAACAACCACCACCTAAATGCATAGTTGTAGATATCTCACATGAAAATCTATCTTTATGTTTATGTAAGACATCTCCTTTTTTATAAATCCTAGCATAAGAATAATTGGGGTTTAATTTAAGAGATGTCTCTTTTTCCATTACTGGAAGTAATTTGACAAGTAATGTTTCCATTACAATGTCAGAATAATGTGAATAAGTATCTGGAACTTGTTGATCATTCCATACACCAAAGTATTCCGTAAATTGTGAAATATATTTATTATCAAACATCGTGCGCGCGACCTGCTTCTTCATCATGAAATAATCATAACAAAACTTTGCAAGATCCTCGGATATCGCTTCTTTAATAACTACATACTTATCTTTTTTAAAACTCATTTTTTCTCCTTTTTGTTTTCTTCTTTTGTTTGTACTCTTACAGTATCTGTAATCATTTTTCTCACAGCTTGTAGATTAAAATGTATAAATCTAAAAGGTTCTACACCATCATCCACTGTATATTGATGTTCCATATAAGCTGGGAAGAATATCATTGTTCCAGGTTTTGGTTTGTAATGAATTTGATGAGTTCCTAATGTTATTTCAGTTTCATTCTTTAATGGTAACTGTGTAATAAGTTTAGCTGGTCTTGGGTCATGAAATACTGGCATTGAAGTTTTATCTGAACATTTTAAAAAGTAAAAACCAGATATATGATTATCATAATGTATATGACCTTCATGGTGTCCGCCACCTTTATCTCCAAATTCTTGTACCCAGAATTCAGTCCAAAATAATTCATAGTTAGTTAAATCATATCCCATATGATCTAAAACATTCCATGAAGTTGAACCAATATATTCTTGTAATTCTTTTAAAGCAGGATCACCTACTAATGACGTAGAATGATAACTCATTCCATGATCACCTATTTTTTTACCTAATTTTTTTTCTCTCTCTTTAATAACTTTAACATTATTTTTTCTAGCATCTTTTATATATTTATCACAAACTTTATTTGCATCATCTACCCATTCTGGAATTTCTATAGAATATACTGGTGAACTAAAATAAATTGATGAGTTTAATTGATCTGTTTTTGCCATTAGTTTACGTCCTTTCTGTGTTTATTTATATACTGTAATATAACATCTATATTACAATTTTCAACATATCCAACTGTTAAATTACATCTATCACAAAGTAAATCTCTAATTTTATTTGTATTGTGACAATGATCTACATTTAAAGGTCTAGATAATTCTTTTTGATGTTTATTACAAATAGCACATTTACCATTTTGTTTTTCAAATATTTCATTATATTTTTCTGTAGAAAGACCATAAGCTTTTCTTAAAACATAATCTCTCTTTTTAATTTTAATTATTTCTGCATTTTTTTTACGATATTCTTTTTGATATTCAGAACCATATTCTTTATTTTTATCTCTCCAATTTTTATTTCTTGTATTATGTTCTTCTCTATTTTTTTGAATATATTGCCTAGCATATTCTCTTCTTTTTATAGGATCTTTATGTGGCATATTATTTAAATGGATATCCAAGATTCCAAATAACCAATGAATATCTTGTTCCTTTTGTAACTGCTTTGACGCGGTGCCAAACGTGAGATGGGAACACAACAATTGAACCTCTCGGTTTAATTTCTGCACATTTTCTAATTGTAGGTTTATCAGGATCCATATTTCTAAAATCAAATTCTAATTCACCACCTTCATAATCTTCTGGGGCTGACAGACTACAAGTGACAGAAAGTTTTCTAATTTTACCAAATGTATCTGGATTATCTTTATTTGCATATGCAGACTCCCAAGAGTCGCAGTGCCAGTCGTAAAATTGGTTTAATTTATATTTTGTAAATTGACATGATTCAGAAAAATCCCAATCAAAATTCCATCCTGCTAATTTATTTGCTTGATGTATAAATGGTTGAATTTCTTTGTATATCCAACGATCGTTTAACCAAACAATATTAGAATCTCTTTTCTTTTTTAAATCTATTATATCTTTATCGTCTAATGGTTTGCCTTCATTAATTTTTGTAGTTTGACCACCTGTAAGTGCTAATTGTTCTTGTTGTGATATTCCGTATTTAATTAATTCATCACAAAATCTAGGTGTAAGTGCACTTTGAAAGTAATAGTAGTAATTCTGTAAGTTCATTTCTAAATACTATATATTATTTTCTATAGGATTTGTAAAGTGTAAATTAACTTATTGTTAAATCTCCAGAAACCGTGAATGTCGCAACTTTACAACCTCCAGCTGGTGCCGGTAATGTTGTAACTGTGTTTGTACCTGGACTTGCTGCAAATCCTACTGATCCTGGTGCTCTAATAATAACGATTCCTGAACCTCCTGCGGTTCCAAGAGCACTTCCACAAGAACAAGCTCCGCCTCCACCTCCTCCAGTGTTTACTGTTCCTGCTGTTCCTGGTGTAGTTCCACTACCTCCAGCTCCACCACCACCTGATCCTCCTGCTCCTCCTGCAGCGGAACCTAGTCCTCCTCCTGGAGCTCCTCTTGCTCCACCACCTCCACCACCTGCGTAAGTTACTGGTGAACCTGAAATACTATTTGCTAATCCTGCTCCTCCTGCTCCTGCAATTGGTGTTGTTGCATTTCCACCAACAGCACTTGCTCCACCTCCTCCACCTCCTCCACCTGTTCCTGGTACACAACCTGGTAAAGAAGTTCCTCCGTTATTTCCTTGTGATGGACTTACTGGAGGTGTATTTCCAGATCCACCTGCAAAAGCATTACGAAGACTTCCTCCACCACCTGAACCTCCAGGACTACCTGCTGCCCCAACTGCTGGGCTACTAGGAGTATTACTCCTTCCACCTCCTGTTGATGTTATTCCTGCTGGGCCTGGATTAAAATTTGATTGATTTCCACTTGTTCCTGGAGTGCTATTAGAAGGTGAACCTGCACCTCCTCCTCCAACTACCACTGGATAACTTCCACCTTCTAATACTAATTTTGTTCCTCCTGGAAAAGATGTTCTATAACCACCTGCTCCACCTCCACCTGATCTACAACCAGCAGATCCTCCTCCACCTGCCACTACTAAATAATCTAATGAATATGAAATTACAGGCCACGTTCCTTGTTTCCTGCTTCTAAATTGAGATTGTAAATTCCAAACACCTGTTGCCTTGTTTAATTCTTTTACGATCACGATTCCCGAACCGCCTGTTCCACCAGTTGTTCCTGCAGGTCCAGCTCCACCTCCTCCACCTCCAGTATTAGCTGTTCCATTCATAGAAGCATTACCAGCTCCTCCACCTCCAGTTCCACCTGTACCTTGAGTTGAACTTCCAGCTCCTCCACCTCCGCCTGCATAAACTCCTGAATTAGGTATTGGTGAATTAAATAATGGAGATACATCTGATCCTGCTCCACCTGGTCCTCCTCCTGTTGGAGTACCTACTGTTCCAGGTGCAGAAGCTCCACCACCACCACCAGCTCCACCTGCAAAACCTAATCCTCCAGGATTTCCTTGTGGTGGACTTGTTGGAGGAGTATTACCTGTTCCTGCGGGATCTGCAGGAGAACATGCTCCACCTCCTCCTGAACCACCTGATCCTCCTCCACCTTGACCACCAGAACCTCCACCCGTTGATGTGATTGTTGAAAAACTTGAATCAGTTCCTTTTACTCCAGAAGCTCCTGATGTACCTGCTGCTCCACCACCACCTATTGCAATTGGATAACCTGTATTTCCGCAAACAGGATAAGATGATCCTGTTCTAAATCCACCTGCTCCAGCTCCTGATCCTCTTATTGTTCCAGGTGCATTTCTTCCTCCACCACCTCCACCACCAGCAACAACTACATAATTAACAAGTCGTGTTCCAGGTTGTGTTGTAAGTGTTGTTGATCCAGATGTAGCAACAGTTTGAGTACACTTTCCAAACGATGTTGGATTGATTACTCCTACTATACCGCCATTGGGTGATCCCATAAGTCACTACTCCTGTTTAAAAATCTTTTAACTTAATTGCCTGTAGCAATCCAAGATGAAGTGTCAGGTGACCAAGCGAATGTATTTTGTTGATCGTCTTTACCAGTCCATCTTTGTCCAGCTTCATCCCAAGAAATAAAGTATCTTACATTATCTCCATAAGTTGTAACTGTTGGATATGCAACTGGGGCTTGCCAGTCGTCATTAGAGTCTAGCGACCAAGATGCGAATGGTTGTGGTGCAATGAATTTATTTTTTGTGGAATCAAACGAGTAACCAATTCCAGCGTATTGTTTTCTGAAATTATTGTTATAAGAAGTTTGAACCCATCTATTTCCTGTTGTGAAAGGAACGATTTTTTTAACCGCTTCTTCAGCTCCAGCAGATTGATCACCGCCATTTGCGTTTACGTCGTTATTGTCTATTACTACAACTCTTAATACTAAATTGTTGTTATCTATCTCTGCAAAATGTGCCATATTTTTAACTCCTAAATGTTATTATAATACAATTTTTTATAAAATGAAAGGTCATATTTAATTCCAAGTTCCAGCTTTTCTATAATTATAAGC